ACTAAAACAAAATATTCTTAAATCTATTGTTACTAGCAGACCTGGTAGATACGCAATTATTGGTTCAGCAGAGGGTGCTGCATATGGTGGTGGTTATGAATCTCTCAGACAAAGAGCAAAAATTAGAGCAGATGCTCAAGAAAAATACAAATCTGGAGATATTGCGGAAGCTGCTGGCGTAGGTACTGTTTTTGGTGGAGTTCTTGGTGGAACTTCTGGTGTTATAATAAATGCTTTAAAAAGACGAAAAAAACAAACTGATCCATTACAATTACCAGCTCCGGAAGCAGAAATAAAATTATTAGAAAATATATCTCCAGAGGTTAAACCATTAACAAAACAAAAAACATCACCAGAACCAGTAATTATTGAAGGAAAAATTGTTGATGAATTAGAGGATATTGTTTCTCCTTTAGACCAAGAATTAAGAGTTGTAGTCAATAAAGACGTAGGGATTCTGGGAAAAATTCCTTATATTGGTAATATTTATAAACGTTTAGCAAATAATGTTTTAAATAAAATAGAATCAAAAACTGCTGCGGCAGGTGCATTGGGTGATTTACCTGAACAACCACAGTACCTTGGTAAAAGAGGTTTTTTTACAGGGAAACTTGAGCGTGTTTCAGATTTATCAAAAAGAGTATTCAATTCTTTTAACAAATTAACACCAGATCAAAACAAAACTGTTTATGAATTTTTAACAGGTAGTAGAAATTTTGATGAAGTGCCTGAAAATCTTAAAGAAAATGCTTTAAATTTAAGACAGGGAATAGACAGGGTTTCAGAAATTTTAGAAGAAAATGGTTTATTGTCAAAAGAAATAATGGAAGAAAATTATGGTACTTATTTACCAAGATTATTTCTTAAATATTTTAATAAAAAATCTAGCCCTATGGGTTACTTAAAAGAAAGAAAAGATTTGGATGAAGCCACAAGATTATTTCTTGGAGAAATAGAAGATGTTGGATTGCTTGGAGCAAAAGCAATAGAAGATCCTATAAGTGATGTTGTTAAACTTGGTTTTTTTAAAGAAATATCAAAAAATCCTAACTGGGCTGTTCAAGAAACTTTAGTACCCTTTCGTGGTAGAAAGATTGGTGTGTTTCATGCTAAAGAAGAAGTTGAAAGAATTACAAAAGAAATTGCTGAAGGTTTAAGAACACAAAAAGAAATTCCACAAGCAAAGAAAATTATTGATGATTTGCAAAAGTCAATAAAACAAGCAAACACAAACATAGCAAAATTAGATCAAAAAAAGTTTAAACAAATTCCAAACGAAAGAAGATATGGTGAGTTAAGAGGAATGTATGTTAGAAAAGAAATATATGATGATTTAATTGGAGCAAACCGAGCAGCACAAGATATAGTTGATAGTTTTAGCAGATTTGGTAGAGATGCCACAAAAATATGGAAAACATTAAAAGTACCTCTAAACCCACCATCTGTTGTTAGAAACTTTATATCAAACATGGTGCTATTAAATTTATCTGGAGTTTCTGCCACAAGACTTCCTTTAAGATTTATTCAGGCTTTCGAACAAATTATTAATAAAGGCAAGTATTATAAGATAGCAAATAAATTTGGCATATCTTCTACAACATTTAACAAACAAGAAATGGTACAAATAAAAAGAATGTACAAAATCGCTAAAGCTAAAAAAACTGGTAATTGGTTAGATCGAGCAGACAGTGTAAGCTCTCTCCTTTTAAATTTTGCAGGAGATAGTTATGGATTTATAGAAACATTTGGCAAAATTATAAAAATTATTGATGATATGGAGGCAGGAAAAAATGCTGAAACTGCTGTTTACAATGCACAAAAAACTTTATTTGATTATTCTTTAGTTCCTCCAAGATTAAGACAAATTAGACAAAGTCCTTTTGGTGTGCCATTTGCAACATTTCAATATAAAGTTTTACCTTTTCTGATAGACACATTTATACGTTATCCAGAAAGATATGTTAAATATGCAGCAGTTCCAGCTCTTGCAGCATTAGAATGGAAAAGGCAAAACAAAGATATGACAGAAAGTGATCTTGAAACTTTAAAAGAATCATTGCAGGATTATTTAAGAGATAGTGATAGTGCTTTAGTGTGGCCTTACAAAGATGATGAAGGTAGATGGCAATTTTATGATTGGTCGTACAATATGCCATGGGGCTTTTATAGTGGTATTATTAACAAAATTGAATCAGAAAAACTTGGTGAAGCAACAGATGATATAGTTGGTCTTTGGGGTGGTCCTGGTATTAATGTAATTACTGCAATTCAAGCAAATAAAGATCCCTTTACAAATAGAGAAATAGTTAATCCTTCAGCTCCTCCAGTAGATAAGGCAGCGGACAGTTTAAATTATGTATGGAGAACAGTAGCACCAACTTGGCTTACTGATATAGGATTTGCAGGCAAAATGTATGAGGCTATAACAAAAGAACCTAATTATTATGGTGATCCAAAAATTACCCAACCTCAAGCATGGTGGAGATTGGTTGGTCAAAATTTTTATCCAGTCGATCCAGAACAAAGCAGAGATACTAATTTGTATTTTAAAGGTAAAGAGATAAATGATTTACAACAATATTATCGTCAAAAAATTAGAGAAGCATCATTAAGAGGTGATGAACAAAAGGTGTTAGAGCTTGAAAGAAGGGCAGATGAACAAATTAATATTTTATCAGACGCTTATGTTGAGTATGAAGAAAAATCAAAATTACCAGAAAGACTAAAACGTAAAAAAGAAGAATAAAAATGACACCAAACCAAGTTGGCCGTGCGGGGGAATACCTCACCGCCAGCTACCTCGCTAGATACTTTGACGAGATCTTTGAATGTCCATCACACTCACGTTACGATTTCTTAGCAGTTCTTAATAACAAATCTTATAAAATACAAGTAAAAACTTCAGCTTCTCTTTTTGAAAGAAACAATGCTGATTGGGTAAGGTGGGATATAAAAAAGAAAACATCAAATACAGGAGAACAAAGATTATATAATAAAGAAGAAGTTGATATTTTCGCTTTTGTTTTTCTACCTGAGGATAAGGTTACTTTTGCACCTAACGAAAATCTTGGCAAAACATATCAAAAGAAGTTAGAATTTATTAAAAGTTTCAATCCGCATGAATCATTGAAAACTGCGATTGAGATAATAAATATATTAAGAGAGAGAAAAAATGAAACAAAATCTGAATCAGTTATTCAAGCTGTATCTTCGTGATCTAAAACGTAGGGGTTGTAAAACCACTAATAAAATAAATCAACTTTACGACAATAATATAAAACCCATACTTGGTGATAAACCAATTACAGATATAATTCGTGGTGATATTGCATCATTACATTTAAGTATATCTGAACGTGCGCCATTTGTTGCTAACAACATACTAACTACACTTAAAGCTATGTTTAACTTAGCTATTACTTTATCTTTGGTAGAAAATAATCCAGCTACACACATTAATAAAAATAGAGAAAATAAACGCAAAAGATATTTAACTAATAAAGAGTTGATAGCTGTTGTGCGTGAAATGAACAGGCTGCAAAAAAATCCAATATATAAAAAATCAATTTTATTTATTTGGTTATTGATATTAACAGGTGCTAGAAAAGGTGAGATAGCACAAGCTAAATGGACAGACATTCACGACAACAAATTAATTATTAAAAATCATAAAAATGATCGTCTAGGTGAGGATCGAATTATATATTTATCCCCACAGATTCTTGGTATGTTAGATAAAACTACAAAAGATTCTGATTATATTGTCGGTATAAAATCACCTAGACGTGCCTGGCACACTATATTAAAAAATTGCAATATTGATAATGTGCGTTTGCATGACATTAGACACAGTTACGCTTCTTGGTCATTACAGGTAGTTAAACTTGCAGACGTGGGTGAACTACTTGGCCATAGAGATCAAGCTACGACACAAAGGTATGCTCATATTCACGAAGAGAAAAGTATTGAGAACGCCAACAAGATTGGCAACCATATTGAGAACTTGATTACAGATTTATAATTTATCTATATCAAAAGTAATTTCTGTTGGCATATTATAATTTTCAACAGTTGATATTCCCAAACTAATTAGATATTCGGCTATTGCTTGTGGGTTTTTATTTTTGGTTTTTGATATTTTTTGCAATTTATTATGCAAAAATTTATCAATCCACAAGGCTTTTTTGCCATATCTTTCGTTAAGAATAGGATCATCAATGCCATCAAATAAGCCATCTTTTCTTATTTTTATATCATCTAACATTACATTTCCTCTATTTCGGAGATAAGTTCATTAAGCCAAAAACGAGCCTTTTTATAATCCTCCAGATTTTCACCTTTATGTGGACCTCGCCATACATATTTAAGTATATTGCCACGCAAAAATCCTTCATATTGCTCTCTACCCAAAGCAGATTTTATTGCGTCTTTACACTCAATAGATCCCTTTGTGTAGTGTGCTGGTTTATCAACCATATTATTCTCTTTTTTAATTCTCATAATATTCTCCTAAAATTTTACACTTTTACATTGTAAAGTGTATTTTTATGTATATACTAAACCAAAATAGAACAAAAAGGGAGTTTTATGCAAGAAAATACAAACAACGAGAGAAATTTTTTAAATACAAGTCAGTTAGCGAAGCGTTGGAATAAAAGTCCAAGAACTATTGAAAACTGGCGTGGTCGTGGTGAAGGTCCAAACTATTACAAAATTGGTGGCAAGGTCTTATACGATCTAGCAGAAATTATTGAATTAGAAAATAAATCTTATATAAGTAATGGCTCATGCTCTTCTTAGCCCTTCAGCCTCTAACATTTGGTTGAAGTGTCCTGGTATGCCAAAGTTGGCACAGGATGTACCCTATCAAGTGTCTGAAGCTGCTGCTAATGGAACATTAGTTCATCAAATGGTTGAGGCACAGTTAAAAGACCGCTTGGATAATATAACGCTGGAAGATTATTACTTAAATAAAGAGGAGAATATAGAAGATTTTATAATCACAATAGATCAGAGTATGATTGATTGTGCCAAAGTATATGTTGATTATGTAAGGAAGAGGCAAAAAGAACTAGAGGGAAAATTGTTAATAGAAGAGAGAGTATCAATCGAAGAGATAAGCCAAAATGTTTGGGGAACGGCTGACGCACTAATTATTGGAAAAAATAGATTAGTTGTATGCGACCTTAAATCTGGCAAATTCCCTGTTGATCCAAAAAATAATACACAGTTAATGATTTATGGTTTAGGAGCTTTATCACGTTATGGTAACGAAGATACAACGCTTGAATTAACCATTGTGCAACCAAGATCATTTAGCCCTGATGGACCTATTAGAAGTTGGGATATATCCGCAACAGATTTAGTCGATTGGGGTTTCGGTTTTCTTAAAGAGGCTACTGATGCCTGTGAGAGAGAAAAGCCAGAGCTTGTCTTTGGCGATCATTGTCGCTTTTGTAATGCAAAAGCGAAATGTCCTGTTTATCAGGACTTAAATATAGGAGAAAAAAATGTCGGTAAAAACTGATGCAAAAGAAAAACTCTTTACTTTAACCTCACAATCTGGTGAAAGTAGAGATGTTTTTGACGAAGATTTAGATGATTCAACTCGTCCTTTAGCGACAGAGTTGAGTGCAGCTTTAGAGATTAAAAATGCTAGAGCGAATAAACATAATGAGGCAATACTTGAGGTGAGAACAAATCAAATCTTAGATGCCTACATTTCAAACCAAGCCAACAAACTAGAACAGGCACTACCAAAAAAAACTGTAGTTAAATCTAGTAAGGATGAAAAATGAGCTTAGAACTTATTAAGAAAAAAGCCAAAGTCAAGCCACCAAGAATAGTAATTTATGGTGGAGCTGGAGTTGGTAAAACTTCTTTCGGAGCTACTACCAATAAACCTATTTTTATTTTAACTGAAGATGGTTTAGGTAAAGTAGAGGCAGATCATTTTCCTGTTGCAAAATCTTATGCTGATTTCATGTCTTATCTAAAAACATTACAAGAAGAGAAACATGATTTTAAAACCTTAATCATAGATTCATTGGATTGGTTAGAGCCACTTATATGGAACAAGGCTTGTGAAGATAATGGTTGGAAAACCATTGAGCAACCTGGTTTTGGTAAAGGTTATGTCACAGTTTTGAGTTATTGGCGTGAATACATTGATATTCTTAATGACTTAAGAAACAAAGGCATGACTATTATCCAAATAGCACACAACCAAATTAAAAAGGTTGAAGATCCTCGTATTGAAGCCTTTGATAGACACGAGCTTAAACTTCACAGAAAAGCTGCTGACTTGTTGCTTGAACACTCAGACGCTTGTTTGTTCGCTAGTTTCAAATTAGGCACAGTTAAAGTGCAAGGTAAAGGTGGCAACATGACTACCAAAGCCGTTAGCGGTGACAGAGTATGTTACACAGTAGAAAAGCCAGCATATCTTGCAAAAAATAGATATGGCCTACCAGAAGAACTACCTTTCGATTGGGCTACTATTCGTGAGGAAATGTTGAAATGAAGAAACAATCTTTTAAATACAAAGATAATCCAGATCATCCGATTTGGGATAGTTTAGAAGATGATGAACCTCAATTTGTGGACGGAGTTTGCAAATATTGTGGTGAAAATGAAGAAAATTGCCAAAACTATAAGTGTTGGCGTTAAGGAGAAAATAATGGATTTATCCAATTACGACTTAGAGGTGGACGCAACTCTTGAACAAGAGGCGTTACAACCAGGAAAATATAACGTAAGTTATGTTAGCGCAGAGGAAATCTCTGGAAAAAATGGATGGGTAGCTATAAAAATGCTATTTTCAGTTGAGGGAACGAATCATTTTGTGCCTTGCACATTTACTGTTGGTTCAAATAATCCCAAAGCGATTGATATTGGTCGGCAATCATTGGCTATGTTAGCTAATGCTGCTGGTTTAACAGAACTCAAAAATACAGAAGATCTGAAAGGTAAGGTTGTATCTGTTGAGGTAAAAAATAATGAATCTGGTTATGCAGAAATTGATGATAACTATGGCAAAAATTGGCAAGCAGTTGAAAAAAAAGCTGTAGCCAAAAAAGTTACACCTAAAAAAGCAGAGCCAGAAGATGATCCAGACATTCCTTTTTAGAAATGTTTGATTTAAAGCAAGATAACCCTAGCTTGTGTGGTTACTGCAAATCACCCGCTAGAGGTTATCTGCTTATTGATACAAAAAAAACTTTCGGTGCTTGTTCAATGTCGCATTTAAGAAAATTGCAAAAAGGCGAAAAACTTAAAAATATAGCTAGGCTATCAGAAAAGGGGCTACATTATGCTATTAAAGAAACTAAACAAACTTATTTAGAAATAGCCAAAACAGAAAAAACTTGGACATTGCATGAATGGAGTAAAACAAATAGAGAGAAACTGTTTGCAAATATCGTGAGAGAATATTTGAATTTTGCAAACTATCAAGCAGAAACGGGGAAAACAGATTTTGGTCAAACTGACGAAATACTTTAATGATGGCATTGTAATAAATCAGAATTTAGTATTTGAGGGCAAAGGCAAAACTACAGACGATTTGCTAACAGAACTTAATAACTTTGGTTTAGACGTGCCATATCTTGACACAGGTGGCGGACTTGTCCGTTGCTCAGTCAAAGCAAGTTCTATTACTAGACCTGATAAGCATGGTGAAAAATCTGGTTGGTATGCGGTCAATCAACTTGGCAAGCATACTTTTTGTGCGTACGGGAACTGGCGTACCGGCGAAGAAAAAAAGTGGTCGAGCGTGCAGACTAATGATCTGAGCGTGCGTGAACGTAATGATTTGCAGAAAAAACTTAAAGCAGCCAAAGAAGAAGCTGAAAAACACAAATTAGAACGCTATGATGAAGTAGCTATTGATTGTGCAAACAGATTTGAAGGCTATGAACAAATTGAAAAACACCCTTACTTAGACACTAAAAAAATAAAATGCGAAAGCCTGAGAGCAAATAAGACGCTCTTAGTAGTGCCAATTTACAATGTAAATGCTGAAATCAGAAGTTTGCAGTATATTTCTGCACAGGGAGAAAAAAGATTCGTTTCCGCTAGTGAAGTTAAGGGTAATTTTTTTCCAGTCGGTTTTAATATTAGCGATTTACCAAATTTAGATAAATTAATTATTTGTGAAGGCATGGCAACATCCGTCACCAGTTATCTTGCAACAGGCATCCCCTCTGTCTGCATTTTTTCCGCAAATTTTGGCCTTGCCTCTTTAGCCAACTTGCGTGAAAAAACTAATGCAAGGTTTCTGGTGGCCTTTGATAATGATAAAAGCGGATTGGGGAAACAAAAAGCGGAGGATTGTGCCAATGCAATTTCTAATTGTATAGCACGCATACCAAGTAAACCTGGAGATTTCAACGACCTAGCACTCGAACATGGTATCGAACAAGTAAGGTTGGAGTTATCAGAAACAGGAATCGGACTTAAGCAATATGCAGTTCGTAATTTGGTTGAAGATCCTCCGCCCCGTGAGTGGTTGGTTGATAGGTTGGTAGAAAAATCTAAACCAATGTTATTAGCCTCTATTGGTGGCGTTGGTAAATCAATGCTCTCGTTAGATTTAGGATTGAAGATAATAAAAGGTAGTGGTATTTGGTTAGATAATCCAATAAAAAAAGCTGGCAATGTTGTCGTTCTAGCGGCTGAAGATGATAGGCAAGAAATTCATAGAAGAGTAAATGCTCTTGATCCAAAATTTAAAAGATTTGAAACAAATTACGATATGTTTGTTTTTACTGTACCTGATTATGGTAAACCTTTTACTTTGCTTAAAGAAGATAGTGCTGGTTTGCAGATAACAACACAGGCAGAAGATTTGATTGAAGAGTTAGAAACAATTAATGATTTGGAGTTAGTTATAATTGATCCGATTCAATCGTTCGTAAACGCCCCAATAACAACAAGTCAAGAGGCAAGTCAAATGTATTGTCAGTTAGCAGCCAGAATATCGGCTAAATTTAATTGTGCTTGTTTGAGCATACATCACATGGGTAAAACAGGTTTGACAGGCACAGAGGACAGTATGCAAGCGAGAGCAAGCATTAGAGGAGCAAGTTCTATCGTAGATGGTCATAGAGCTGCCATTGCAATTTGGTTAGCTCCTGAAGGTGAGGCAGAAAGAATTTGCACAGAACAAGGCGTAGACTTTGATCCCATGCGTGTGGTTAAATGTGGGGTAGTGAAAGCTAACAGTTCGGAAATAGACAGTAAAGTTAAAACTTTATTTAGAAGAAAAAATATATTAGAGCCAATAAATGATAATGGGGGTATAAATTGGGAATGAAAGTATTAAGTTTATTTGATGGCATGAGTTGTGGGCAAATTGCTCTCGATGAATTAGGTATAGCAGTTGACACTTACTATGCTAGTGAAATAGATAAGTATGCTATCGATATAACACAGAAAAACTTTCCTAACACAATTCAAGTTGGTGACATCACAAAACTAGACCCTAAGGATTTCATGGATGTAGATTTAATTATGGGCGGTAGTCCGTGCCAAGGTTTTAGTTTCGCAGGTAAACAGTTAGCTTTTGATGACCCAAGGTCTGTTTTGTTTTTTGAGTTTATTCGTATGCTCAAAGCAATAAAGCCTAAGTATTTTTTATTAGAGAATGTCAGAATGAAGAAAGAGTTTCTAGATATTATTTCACAGCAAGTATCAGAGTGTTATCCAGGCTATACAAACGGTTTGGATTTATTCGGTGGTCGTATAGAGCCAATCTTGATAAATAGTTCCCTCGTAAGTGCACAAAGCAGACAGCGACTTTACTGGACAAATATCCCAAATATAAAACAACCAAAAGAGAGGGGTATAGTTTTAAAAGATATATTGGAAAATGATTTTAGTAGTGAAAAAGATAAATCGTATTGTATTGATGCTAATTATTTTAAGGGTGCAAGTGTTGAGCAATATAAAAAGAAATCAAGAAGACAATTAGTAAGTAAACCAAAAAAGGCTTTCGATATACCGAGAGATACATTGAAAGATAATGAGAGGCAAAGAAGGGTTTATTCGCCTGAGGGTAAATCACCCACTATTATTTCGAGTTATAGTCCAAAAATCAAAACCAAACCAAAACAAGTTGGTGGTGCTTTTCGTGGCAGAGCTTACGATAAAGATGGTAAGCGCATGGATCGTGATGGTAGCTCAGTTGCTAATAAAACTAAACAAATGCTAGAACTACGCAAGGATGATAAATCAAATGCCATCACGACAGTTGGCAAGGATAGTGTGGTAGTTGATGAAGAGTTAACCTGGAGAAAACTAACACCTCTTGAATGTGAAAGATTACAGACTGTACCAGACAATTATACGGAAGGTGTCAGCAATACGCAGAGATACAAGATGCTGGGCAATGGTTGGACAGTTGAGGTTATTAAACACATATTGGGGTATATGGAGTGATTTTATATACAGAAAAAAATTTAGATTATGCTTGGCAATATGACTGCAAACAAAGAACTAAAAATAATCTTGCCTGGTTGCATAGAGAGGAGTTTAGATTTCATTTTGAAAAATATTTAGATACTTTAATTGCTGGACAAAATCCTAAAGTGTCTATGACTGTAAAAATTTATATGCCAAAAGAAATTTCTGAAGATATAAAAAATATTATAGATCTTGAAACAGACGAAACTTAATGAAAAAGAGAAAATGTAAAATCTGTCAGAGAGAATATCCGTTAGATATTTTTAGACAGAAACAAAAACAATATAAAATATTTAGACTAGAAGTGTGCAAGGAGTGTGAAAATAAAAATGATTGATTTTATACAATTTACAATTTTATTATTTATTATTATTTTAGTAACTGATAGTCTATTGTTGTTTTTAATATTGGCAGAAGATGAATAAAAAATTAGTAAAAGAATTTGCAGAAAAAGAAACTACCAGAACTGCCAAAATTTATTTAGCAGACAGTTACGAGGTTAATCTTTATGACGAAGAAAAACTTATAAGAAAAGTAGATATGAAAAAATATCCTTACTCACACGCAGAATTTGTCGCTAAATGTTGGCTTTCAAAATTAACTAACTATACAGAACATGGCAAAAAAAAGTAAAGGACAAACAACAACTCATGTGCCTGTATGCGGTGTTAGAGGTAAAAAAACTTCACAAGGCAGAAGAAATGTTGGCACAGCAACTATGAATAAAAACTTTAGAAGAAGTTATAAACCTAATGTGGGGCAAGGATAATGAGCAAAGGATCAGATAGACGCAAAGAACAAATATCAGACCAGGAAATGCAAAAAAGATGGGATGAAATTTTCAACTCACCATATAAAAAGAATTGGAAAAAGACTAAAGGCAAAAAAGTCGATTTAGGAGCTAAAAGAAATAATGAATCCATATAAAATACCAACACCTTCTTTGATATCTTTTTCTGGAGGCAGAACTTCGGGATATATGCTTTATAAAATATTGGAAGCATATAAATTTAAACTTCCAAAAGATATATATGTGACTTTTGCAAATACAGGCAAGGAATGTGAAGAAACTTTAGAATTTGTTAGAGATTGCAGTATTAATTGGGGCGTTAAGATTCATTGGTTAGAACATTACTTTGCTAATGAAAAACCAAAACATAGGACAAAAGAAGTTTCTTTTGAAACAGCAAGTAGAAATGGAGAGCCATTTGAAAGACTGATTGATGACAGAAAAATGTTACCTAATCCTGTTGCGAGATATTGTTCAAGTGAATTAAAAATAAAAGTTATGCAAAGATTTATGAAGTCAAAAGGTTTCAAAACCTGGTCATCAGCATTGGGGCTTAGATATGACGAGCCAAGAAGATCAATAAATGCAAGAAAGCAAAATTATGAAATCTGGGATAATATAGTGCCACTTTATGACGCAAAAGTGACTGTTGAAGATGTAAATAATTTTTGGGATCAACAAAATTTTAACTTGAAACTAAAATCATATAATGGCAAAACTTTAGCTGGTAATTGTGATATGTGCTTTCTGAAAAGTACGCAAACATTAGTTCAATTAGCTAAAGAAAAACCAGAAATGCTTGATTGGTGGATAAAACAAGAAAGCAAAAAAGGTAATCATGCAGGGGCTAAATTTAAGCAAAACAGAGAATATATTCAAATACTAAATTTAAGCAAGCAAATAGATATTTTTGGATCTTTAGATAATAGCCAAGACACTTGT